CCCTGCGCCAATTTCTCTTTTGGAGAGTTGGTGTGTGCCCTTGGCGTAAGAACTACGCTTTAGGGGTCCTAAACCCACGTGAGTGGGGTTCCTTGTAAAATACCAAGGAGGTTATTGCAAGGACTACTAGTCAGGCGCAAGCCGAGCTCGCAAGAGTAAGGTCACGGTTAAGTCCGTACTGCCTAGTTGGGGTCGGCTCGTTTAATTACGAGTCTTTCTGCGGTGGTTCGCCGCTGCGTCACTAAATAGAGGTATGATATAATGTCTACTAAGAAGGTTAATTACGCGTTCATAGATGCCTACACGAAGAGGGCTGGCCGGTGTACCAATGGTACCTGGCAGCTTGATCCGTATGACACTGTGCTCGCACCCGTGCGTGGTACGCGAAAGCTTACCATAACGTACGGAAGTAATTGGGCCGATTGGCGCTCACGTATACGTAAGGGGCTTAATGCCACTACGTACATGAATGTCTCCGGCCTCAGTCGATCCAAGTACAAAGACGGCTTTTTCTATGCGCCCCGTACCTGCCGGACTAGTTGTGCTTATGCACCTAATCAGTCGACAGGATCATGGGATGCTCATAGGTCTGGCCAATTTGCGCCTGGATTTCCTGGAACCCCTAGTACTACATTTGTATCATCTCTACTAAATGACGCAGAAGATCATGCAAGAGGACAATGGGCCGCTAAACTTCGTCAGGTCAACACCAAAATGTTTGGTGGTGAATTTCTGCACGACTTAGAGCGTACCATTGAAAGCATCAGGCATCCTGCCAAGAACCTTTTCCGACGCATAGGAGCGCATTCTGTCCACGTAAGAAACGTAGGACGGCGTATCCGAAAGCGAGATAGGAAGGAGTTTCTGGCGAATACTTGGCTCGAAGCGCAATACGGTTGGTTACCCCTGATGTCGGATGTTAAAGCCGGCGCAGAGGCACTAGCCGATTGGCAAGTGCGTCGAAACCGAGAACACCCTACCACACGAGTTGTTGTGGGTAGGGGAACTCTCGATAAGACCCTTGAGTACACTAATCACGGTGAGAATCTGAACATGGGTGGTTACTTGTATTGTAACTACCGATGGAACAGGTATCTTCGTGGTAATGTCCGCTACATGTCCAAAGTTTCTGTACTACCATTGTCCACTAGTTCGGACTTCGCCCATCTTTTTGGACTCAATTTTGGGTCCTGGGCACCGACTGTGTGGGAATGGATACCGTACAGTTTCCTGATAGATTATTTTACCAATATTGGTACTTTAATCAGCTTACATTCCGTGTGCACTTCCAATGTTTTGTGGACGCAGCGTACTGCCTACCTTGAGCGCGAGACCGAATTGGCCGAGTTCTCAAAGGGCAAGACGTTGCTTACACTGCAGAAGTTGTGCATTGCGGAGGATATCCCCTTGCAGGCACCGGAACTTGCCTATAAGGCGGTCCTGATAAATCGCAACTTGGTCGGAACTCCTGACCATAATGCTACACCACTTCGCTTTAAACTGCCCGGTGTGGGCAGTATGAGGTGGCTAAACATAGGTGCGTTATTGAAGGCCCGCTTGACGGACAAGTCCTTTGCTCGCCGGTGGCTTTAGCCGGCTTTTACTCAACTAAGAGGTACAACCAATGACAATGTCATTATCCACCCCCATTACTGGGGGAAGTCAGACCGGGCTAACAAGCCCCACTTATACAATAAGTGATGACGTCGCTCCCGACAACAACGGCCTTCAGTATGCTGTTACCGCCTTAGGCGGTACGCAGACTGGGGTCGAAGTTTCGTCGGTCTCTAGTCCGTTCACGGTAACGTTGGTCAAGCCCAAGAGCTTTAAGCTGTTGGGCCCGGTCAACCCCGTAACGGGTGTAGTTGGTCGTGTTCCGCGGAATACTTGGAAAATCATCACCCGTAAGGGTGTGGTTCCCTTGTCCGGACAAGCAGCCGCTACCATGTTGGTCACCACTACCATAGAGGTGCCTGCTGGTGGCGATACTGCCAATCCGGAAGATATCCGCGCTGCACTATCTTGCCACTTCGGCGCGCTTTCTCAGGCGTCGAGTGGTATCGGAGACTCGGTCATCAACGGTACACTGTGATGGATTTTCCATCACTAGTAAAACCGCTGGCCGCGTGGACGATAGCCATGTGCATAATGATAGCAATAACAGCTTGTACGTTAACTGGTGATTTGAAATATAAAACCAGTGATCGTCCTGCTGCAATCCCTGCCAATCAATTTATTGATGGGCGGGATCCAATTGGCTATCCTGAGTTTATTTACTACTCAGGTTTGGCCATTGGATGTGACATCATTATGTCATGTTATGGTCAAGATAGCTAAATCACCAACTGCTTTAGAGAGGAGACATCATGAATCGTTGTTCTGACATCGCTCTTTACTCTCACTTGCGTGAGGACCTGACACTACATCTCTACTCCCATCAACTTGAATGGGAAGGGATGTGGCCTGGTGCAACTTTCAAGCAAACTGCCTGCCGCGCGTTGTGGGCTTCGTTCTACAAGAAATACGTGGAACGTAAGTCCCCAACCGCGGACGAGCTGGCGCTTGAAAAGTTTCGGTCAGTCAATAATGACTGCCTAACATGGTCGTTGCCCCAGGATCGCACTGAATGGGATGAGTATCTTATTGGCTCCCTTAAACAGGAGCTATATGATTTCTTTTACCCACGAGGTGAACCGTTACTGACTGGCCTTGAACAATTTATCGATCAAGGTCGGCCAGGACCCGGAACATCTCTTCTCGCTACGGGAACTGACTTCTATACGAAGATGTTCTCGAGTAAGTTAAGTGCGACTAGTCCTTCGTTGTACATTGCGTACAACAGCCGTGTCTCCCTAGACCCTAAGTGGCATGCTGCGGAAGTTCTCCGTGCTGCTCAATACGGGCCTATAGACACTGTTGCAGGTAGCAAACTCAGCTTCGTACCTAAAACTAACGATATTTCCCGTTTGATCTGTATCGAGCCAAGCCTGAATATGTTTCTTCAGTTAGGACTCGGTAAGATCCTGGAAGGACGTCTGAAAAGTGCCTTTGGCATTGATCTTTCTGTCCAACCAGAGCTTAACAGGAACCTCGCCCGTGTCGGCAGTATGACAGGTCAGTTTTCAACTATTGACTTGTCCTCTGCTTCCGATAGTATGTCACTTGCTATGCTAAGGGAGTTCCTTCCACGAAACGTTTTACCGTGGTTGGAGCTCCTTCGCTCGCCTGTGGCATCCTATAAAGGGGAGGACATAAAGCTAGGTATGGTTTCGTCGATGGGAAATGGTTTTACCTTCCCATTACAAACCGCCTTCTTTATGTGTATCGTCTCGGCAGCCGCGAAGATGCGTGTTGGCGCCCAATATTTAAGGCGTCAGCATACTCCCTTCCACGGTTCGTTGGCCGGCAACTATGCAGTCTTTGGGGACGACATAATATGTCCGACGGTTCTTACCGCCGATGTGTTACGACTCCTTACGCTGTGTGGCTTTAAAGTCAACGCCGAGAAGACCTTTGTTGAAGGTCAGTTTCGCGAATCCTGTGGCCATGATTACTTTGATGGTCGAAATGTGCGAGGAGTGTATATTAAGTCACTCCGAACACAACAGGATCGGTATGCTGCAATCAACAACCTTAATGCGTGGAGTGCTAGGACAGGTATATACCTGCCTAAAACTATACGCTATCTGCTGTCTACCGTTAAGTACCAACCGGTACCATATGCGGAAACAGAAGATGCTGGGATTAAGATACCATCAGTCATGATGACTGAGAGTAATGTGCCCGTGCGTCTGGATAACAACACACTCTCAATTATGTATAAAAGGAGTGTGGCCAGACCTAAGCGCATTAGCTTCGCAGAAGGCGAAGTTATCGTCCCAACTAAGGAGAAGGCAAGAGTTTACAACCCGCATGGACTGCTGGTTGCTCTCCTTCACGGTAGCATAAGGAATTGTACCATCACCATCAGGCATGATGGTGGTAGGTACAGTACGAAGTGG